AGACCAGCTAAAGAGGGAACTACAAAGCAGGGAAGCGAGCGCTAAGTTCAAGTACGTCTATTGCTTCGACAAACGACTCAGGCGCAAGTTCCAGAAGCATGCAAAACCATATCCGAAGGATGGCGATTTACAAATCTGCTCAGGACAGGTTGAGGAACGTGCAAGTTCGTAGTATCATTGTCAATGCGGGTTCCTTAGAGGAAGGAACGGAGCATCCAGCTACGTCATGGCGTTCGATTCGACCAACCCGCTCCATACACAATCAGTGTGTTATAATCTTTCATGGGTTACGGCACACTATTGGCAGACGCCCGCCTACTAGCCGTAACCTAGCTGGTGGGCGTTCTCATCAAGGCAGGTTACGGATGCCTAAGCGTATAGACCTCACGGGACAGAGGTTCGGACACCTCACAGTGTTGGAGAGAGCAGGCACGGGGAAGAACCAGCAGGTTCTCTGGCGATGCGTGTGTGACTGTGGCAACGAGACCACCGCAACGACGGGAACACTGAGGCGCGGTGCCAAGAAGTCCTGCGGATGCAGGCAGGGCGGCTTCCAAGACCACACGGGGGAGTGGTTCAACCACCTCACGGCGTTGGAGTGCGTGGGAAGGGCTAACGACGGCAACCCGATATGGCTATGCAGATGCGATTGTGGGAACCTCCACAAGGTAACGGCGAGGAACCTAGTCCACGGCAAGGTGATGAGCTGCGGGTGCATCAACCATCTGGGTCACAGAACCCACGGGCAGGCGCACACAAGGCTATACAATGTCTGGAACGGCATGAGGCAACGGTGCTCCAACCCGAACAACGACGAGTGGCACAACTACGGCGGCAGGGGCATAAGGGTATGCGAGGAATGGCAGGACTTCGCCGCGTTCTCAGAGTGGGCCATGGAAAACGGCTACGACCCAGACGCGGAATACGGGAAATGCTCGATAGACCGCATAGACCCAGACGGCAACTACGAGCCGAGCAATTGCAGGTGGGTTGATTACATTACCCAAGGGAACAACCGAAGGGGATGCACAGCAGTCACCGCAGACGGGAAGACCCAGACCATAGCGGAATGGTCACGGGAGACAGGAATAAGCCCATCGACAATAAGGAGCAGGATACGCTCTGGCTGGGAGCCAGCTAGGGCGGTCACACAGAGGACAAGGCAGGAAATCTACCATGGCTAACGAACAGAACCTCCGACCTTCTGAGCATGTGTTCACCCAAGAGGAAGCCAAGAAGGGCGGGCGTGCCTCAGCGGAGTCAAGGCGCAGGCGCAAGGCCATGCGCGAGGCCTTTGACGAGCTGCTGTCCCGCGAGTTCACCGACAAGGAGGGCAACACCACCGATGGCGTGACGGCCCTCGTGACTAGGGTGTACCAGAAGGCGCTCAAGGGTGACATGCGGGCCGTTCAGTTCATCAGGGACACAGTTGGGGAGATGCCCGTCCAGCGCGTCGAGGTTGACACTATCGACCCGCAGGCAAGGGCCGAGATGGACGAGCTGCTGGGACTGGAATGAGGACTCAGCAGGACAGGACCATCAGGGGATACAACCTCCATATATGCGACGCCTACGACTGTGACGATGGCGGATGGCCCGTCGTGGAGCCGTGCCACGAGGTTCCGGAAAGGCTCATAACCTTCTGCGTCGGCTCAAAGGACAGGGACGGCTACGCCCACCTCTTCCTCGATGACTACCGATTCGAGAGGCTATGGAACACGCCGGAGAGGTACATCCCCACGTTGCGCGAGTACAAGGGCATGATAGGACCGGACTTCTCCACCTACACGGACATGCCCTATCCGATGCAGGCGTGGAACAAGTACCGCTCCATGGCCCTCACGGGATGGTGGCAGAGGCAAGGGGTGAGCGTGGTCCCGGTACTGCAATGGAGCGACGAGAGGTCGCTTGGCTTCGCCTTCGAGGGCATGCCGGATGGCGGCACGTTCTGCGTCTCCACGGTGGGCGTCGGCAGGGACCGGGCGGCACAGAGGATGTTTCAGGCTGGCATCGACGCGGCCTTGCAGGCCATCGACATGGACACCCTGCTGGTCTACGGCTCGTGGGACAGCTTTGACGTGCATGACATGGTGCGCGTCGTGCGCTATCCTAACGACAACACCCAGAGGGTCAAGGCCTTCGAGGACAAGAGAAAGGGGATTGCGTTATGGGCGGACGAGGAGCATCGAGTGGAAGCTCACGACAAGGCGGAAGCGTCTCAGAGGTAGCTTCAACAACGCCAGCAAAGCTATCAGACTCACAGCTTGACAAAGCCATATCCCACACAGACACCCAGATGAAGAGGGCAAGCGACAGGCTTGACGAGCTTTCGGAAAAGATAACAGAGGCCAGAATGTCGCCTCGCTCAGGAAGGACCGAACGAGTAGACAAGGCGATGTCAGACTACAATGAGGGCAGCAAGATATTCAACGAACTAAGGGATAGAAAAAGCGCTCTTGAAAACGAGAAGGCAAAGAGGAAAAGAGGAAGCCAAGCATCCGCAGGAAAAGTGTTCGTTAACTCATATGGTGAAGCGACACGCAGAAACATTACAAACCAAACATATGAGAGAGCACAAAAGAGACTAGAGAGAGATGTGGCTAGGTTCCTCGGACGATAAATGACCAGACGCGCAGACATAGTAAGCGCACTAAAGGAGAACCCCACGGCCTTCGCAGACCGTCTGGGGTTCCCTTTGCTCACAAACCTTCATCGAGACTGGTGCAGGGAGATGGTGTTCGGCAAGTCTGACCATACGCTACAGGCGCACCGAGGCAGCTACAAGACCACTACCGTATCGATGGCGCTCTGGCTCCTGCTTCTGCTCAGGCCCAACGCCCAGATGGCCTTCTTCCGCAAGACCGACACCGACGTTAAGGAGATTCTTGAGCAGGTCAAGAAGATGCTCAGGACGGACGTGACCCAGTACCTCTCAGAGGGGCTATGGGGGGTTTCCTGCCAGATAACGACGGACAACATGCTAGAGGTAAGCACGAGCCTCAGCAGCGACGCAAGAGGCGGCGCACAGCTCACGGGGATGGGCATAGGCGGCTCGCTGACGGGCAAGCACTACGACATCATATTCACCGATGACATTGTTAACCTCAAGGACAGAGGCTCAAGGGCAGAGAGGGAGAACACCAAGGACAGGTATCGCGAGATAAAGAACCTCGTCAACCGAGGCGGTAAGATATTCAACACGGGGACGCCTTGGCACGTCGATGACGCATTCCAGCTCATGCCCGAACCCGAGAGGTGGCCTTGGGACACCACGGGCCTGATGACCCAAGAGCAGTACGACGAGATTGCCAAGGTCACAACGCCATCCCTCCTAGCGGCCAACTATCAGCTACGGCACATACCCTCAGATGACGTGATTTTCACCGACCCCAAGACTGGCGCGAGCCACGAGAAGGTCTACCACGGGCTGTGCCACGTCGATGCGGCATACGGTGGCGAGGACTACACGGCGTTCACCGCCATGAGGTACGAAGACGGCACGTACTACGTGTACGGCAAGGTGTGGCGCAGGCACGTCTCCGACGTGGCGAAGCAAATCAAGGCAGACCACACGAGGCTGATGCTAGGCAAGCTCCACATCGAGACGAACGGCGACAAGGGCTTCATGGCCCGAGACTTCAAGCAGATGGGCATACCAGTCGTACCCTACGCTGAGACCATGAACAAAGTCCTGAAAATCGAGACGTACCTCAAACAGGCGTGGCCGAACATCGTGTTCGTCGACGGGACAGACCAAGAATTCATAAATCAAATCTGCGATTGGACTGAAGAGGCCGAGCATGACGATTGTCCCGACTCTGCTGCCAGTCTTTGCAGAGTCTTGTCTGCAAGGAAACGAAATGAAGGGTACAAGTCACGTCTTTACTAGGTTATCTGATTAATGTACAATATATGCAAGGAGGTCTAGCATGTATTGTCTTTACTGCCATAGAAACAAAGTGAACGGGAAAAGGTATTTTGGGGTCACAAGCCAAAGGCCAACACACAGATGGAACAACGGAAACAGCTATAAGTCATGCTCAAGGTTTTACGCAGCGATAAAGAAGTATGGATGGGATAGCTTCGAGCACGTCATCATTGCCGAAGGACTCAAAGAAGATGAAGCTCATAGCCTAGAATGCGCCTATATACGCGAGTATGACACGACAAACCCTAACAACGGATACAACCAGAGCACGGGCGGAAGTCACGGCTCTACTGGCGTCAAGCTCACCAACGAACAAAAGCAAAGAATATCAGACAGATTCAAAGGCAAGCCGCTTAGCGAAGAACATAAGCGCAAGATTTCGGAATCAGCAAAAGGCAGGAAGCTGACCGAAGAACAAAAGAAAAGGATAGGTGATGCGAAGAGAGGTACAAGAGCATCTAAGGAAACACGAGAGCGGATGTCAAAAGCACATAAGGGCAAAGAGGTATCAGAGTTAACGAGACAGAAGATACGGGATGCAAGACGCAACGTCATGCGAAAGGTATATTGTGAAGAGACTGATA